CTGGTACGCGTGTTGGCCACGGCGCGGGCTCCTTACCGATACGGCGCGGGCTGGAAAAGGGAAAGGTGGGCGGGCCGGGCCCGCGCCGGCTGGCTATGTCGACCCGCCCACCCGCTCAGGACCCGGTGTACGCCGCGGTCTCCGGCACCCGGTCGAAGTGGTAGACCGTGTTGCCGGACGCGTCCGGGTAGGCCGTGATCGTCCACTCGAAGCCGGCGATCTCGTCCTGCTTGTGTGTGACGTCCGAGCGCTCCGTGATCTCACCCTCCGGGACGTAGAAGCCGCGCTGGAAGGAGTCGCCGTCCAGGACGACGAACCAGAACGCGCGCCGGTCCGGCACCGGAGACGCGGTCTCCGCGAACGACGTCAGACCCGACACCGGCGCCAGATCCGCGACATCGAGCCGGTACTGCAGCGACTGCACCGTCGTCCGGCCCACCTCCCACACCGTCAGCCCGAACGTCCGCAGCGACGACGTGATCGTGGTGCGGATCGGCGCCGTATACCCCCACGGCGTGAACGACTGCGTGTCCTCCTCGAAACCCTGCACCAGACCGTCGTCCGAGATCGCGCCCAACGGCGCCCACGGCGCCAGCGGCTGCACCTCCGGATCGCCAGGCGACGCCGTACCGAGCGGAGCCGTCCAGCCGGCGCCATTCGCACCGACCTCCAGCAGGTCCGCTGCGCGGGTGATGTTGACCATCGTTGTCTCCAGACATGGTGAAGCCCGCGCACGGGCGGGAACTTGAAGGTCCGGCGCGGGCCCTCGGCCGGTCAGGAGACCGGGTGGAAGTAGATTTCGTAGGTAGCGCCCATGCGTCGCAGCGCCGGATTCTCGTAGTCGCGCCATGCGGGCGCCGAAATCGTCGACACCCGGCCGAACACCGCATTCGTGGTCTGTACGCCCCTCAAGGTCACGACCAGCGCATTGCGGGTCCTCCTGGCCAGCAAGGACGCCGCTGCACGGTCGGAGGCGTAGCTGTCCACCGTGACGAGGGCCCGTTCCAAGCGGATCCCGTCATCGTCGCCGCCAACCCGCTGCAGCTGGTTGATCGGCAGAACGTCTGCGAGGTCTGCGGGGAGGTCCGTGACGTGCCGCACGTCCAACACCGCCGTGAGCCACGCCGCCAGTTCGGCTTCTGCGTCGGGCCACATCAGTCCGCCCCGCCCGCCTGCGCAGCCCGAAGCAGGACGTGATGCGCCACAACCCGTTCAGTGCCGTACTCCACGAACCGTGCGTACCTGGACGTGTTCCGCACGTAGCCCACCGCCCGGTCACGCCGACGGCCGCCTCGGCTGGTGCTGTCCGTCTCCCACGACGCCTTGTAGTGCCCGACGTGCGGCCCCTTCTCGTACACCGGCGACGTGGCAGCCGCAATCGCCTTGATGACCTCGGCGCGGCGCAGCATCTCCGCCTGCATACCAGGCATCCGCAGCATCTCGCCGACACCTTTGCGCTTCATCTTGAACCGTGCTGCCATAGCCCCTCCTGCAACTCAAGCCGCTGGGGGCGGACATGGACATTCAGGTCAAGGGAGTGCTCGGCAGCATCCACTTCGACGGAGAGTGGGTGACCATCACCAAGACACCCGTCGGACCGAAGCCGGCGCCTGTACGGATCCGGGCCGCCGACGTCACCGGAACCCGCTTCAAGCCGGGCACGCTCCTCATGCACGGCTACGTGCAGTTCGTGCTGCCCGGCAGCCTTCCGGCAGGCGAGAAGTCGGGACTCGCGCAGGGCGGGCGCCCACCACTCAGTGACCCGCATAGCCTGTCCATTCGCCGCAGCAGCAACGACGCCGCGCAGAAACTCGTGGCGGCCGTCGAACATGCCCGTAACTAGCCGGTCACTCGCTCCAACGCCACCACGACCGGTCCCGTCGACCCGGTGAACGGCGACCGGAAGCTGCCCGCGCGGCCCTCCACCGTGTAGACGTCCCCGTCCACGCGGATCTGGTCGGTGGCCCGTATGTCGGTGCCGTAGGGCGCGTACAGCATCAGGCCCGAGATGACCGTGTCCCGGGCGTCCGTGAGTTCGTTCGTGCCGGAGCCCGTCCCGTCCCGGGGTGCCACCGCACACCCTGGGACGGGGATCTCCGTCGGCGGGCCCGGCACGTCGTTCCCGTAGACGTCCCGGCTTGGCGAGCCGGGGCGCAGAATCGTGACCGTGTCACCGTGCGGCAGTTCGTGCACGAGCCACCTCCTCGACCGCCTCGCACCAGGCCGCCAAATCGGCTGCCGGATCGAGGGCCTTCGAGCGGGCTCTCGCCTTCCGTGAGGCCGCCTGGTACGCGTCGCGGTCATCGAGCCGCTCGATCTCGGCCTGCCACGCATCCACGTCGTCGCGATCACAGAAGATTCCCGCGCCCGCCAAAGACTCGGTGAGCCCTGCGGTCGGGTGCGCCAGGACAGGGATGCCGGAGGACATCGCCTCCACACCCACCCGGCCCCACGACTCGTAGTCCGACGGCATCAGCAGCAGACGCGTCCGCGCATACACCGCGTCCCGCATCTCCCGCCCCGGCAGATGATCCAGCACGAGCACGTTGTCCAGCACCGGAGGCTCCTGCTCCCCGTAGCCGCCCTTCACCGCAAGGAACTTCCGCTCCGGCATGCGCTCCGCGAGTTCGGCCAGCACCCGCACACCCTTGGTCACAGTGCAGTTCACCAGCGTGATGCAGTCGCCGCGCGGCGCCCGGTACTCCTCCGGCCACACCGGAGGCCGCACCACCAGCATCCGATCCGGACGACACCTCTGCCCGTCGAAGACTTCCTCGGCCTTCGCCAGCATCCACTGCGAGTTCACCACCGCCAGCGCCGAAGACCCCTCCAGCATGGGCTGCCACGTGAGGCCGAACGTGTTGTGGCATACAACGATCAGCGGCTTGCCGAACCCGCGGGCCAAGCAGGCTGCGCCCGGCACGTTCTCCAGATGACTGACCACCGCGCTCGCCCTGGCCACGGCCCGAGCGAACCGGGCATCGCCGCCGCCCGCATGCGGCACGACCCGCACACCATCCACGCTGTACGGCTCGCGGCTCGCCGCCTGCCGCGACAGCCACACCGACACCTCATGGCCCCGCCCGACGAGAGCCCGCAGCATCTCATGCAGCGCCCACTCCGCACCCGCATTGTGATCGGGCGGATAGGCGTGCACCCGGGCCACCACGTTCAGCGCGCCCGTCACCGGTACCTCACCATCGACATGCCCGCCTTCGGCCGGAACCCGGCATCGGCAAGCTCCCGGCGATCCTCGTCCGTCATCAGCACAGCCGTGCCGACACCAGAGCCGTCCGTGCGGTACGTGTACGGGCCGATCGTCTCCCCCGTGATCCCGCCCGCCATCGTCGGGGCGGTCAAGGTTCGCAGCGCCATCCGGGCGACGACGGCGACCACAATGTCCGGCACCTGGGCGTCACCGTGGCTGTAGACGACGCGGTAGGTGCCCGGATACGCCTCAACGTCGTCGTACCAGTCCTCCGGCAAGTTGATGACGGAAGTGTCGGCCGCCACACGGATGATGTCCAAGCCGTCCCACCGCCAGCCCACCACCGGCACATCCGGGGCCCCGCCGGCGCCGATCGCCACCACGGCCGTCACGTCGATGACCGGGCGCTGCGGCAGCCGGATCTCCCCCTGCTGGGCCCGCACCACCACGGTCTCATCGTCGGTGCGGGTGAAGTTCTGCTTCGTGTACGAACGGACCTTCGCCGAAGCGTCGGCGAGCAGAGCCGAAGCCCGCGCTTCCTCGGCGACAGTGAGCGGACGCCCAAGACGATCCGAAAGGTCGGTGAGGCTAGCGAGGGGATCCACGGCGAGCCACCCCCTCCACGGCTTGGCACCACAGATCGAGCTCCGGACCCGGATCGAGCTCCGCCGCACGCGCTGCGGAAGCCTTCGAAGCCTGCGGGTACACCTTCGGCGAGAACAGGCGCTTCACTGCGGCCTCCCACGCGTCCAAGTCGTCCCGGTCGGCGAAAACGCCGGCCTCCCCCAGGGATTCCATGAGGCCCGGGGTCGGGTGCGCGACCACGGGAATCCCGGAGCACATCGCCTCGACGGCGACTCGCCCGTAGGACTCGTACACCGACGGCGCCAGGAGCACCCGGGTACGCGCGTACACGTCCTTCGCCATGCGGTCCCCCGGCGTGTGCGGGACGATCTCCACGTTCGGAAGATCCTCACGCACGATCTGAGCCCCGTAACCGCCGATCACGCCAAGGAACTTACGGCGCGGCATACGCTCGGCGAGCGCGTAGAAGACCTTCGCGCCCTTCTCCTCCGTCAAGTTGACCAGCGTGACCCGATCCCCCGGCGACGCCAGGTAGTCGGCGACCGCAACCGGTGGGTGCACAGTGATGCCCCACGGCATCGGACGGTCCCCGCGGTTGCGCCGCCACCACGCCTCCGCATCCGCCTTCATCCACGCCGTGTTGTACACCACCAGCGACGGGGCGCCCTTCACCAGCCACGCCTTCGACTTCTCGAAGGTGTTGTGCAGCAGATGCACCACCGGGATCCGGTTCAACTCACCCAGCACCGACGCGCGGGCCGTGTTCTCCAGATGCGTCACAATCACCCGCGCACGGCCCTCGCCGCGCATCCACGGCGACGGATCGGCCTTGCCCCGGTACGGGTGCACGCTCACGCCATCGATCTCGTACCCGACATCCGCCGACCGAGGATCCGACAGCAGAACATCCACCTCATACCCGCGCACCACCAGCTCGCGCAGCAGGCTGTGAGCCGCCCACTCCGCACCCGCATTGTGGCCCGGAGGATAGGCGTGCAGCATCG